CTTGATATGTTGGCTGCAGATGATGATACTGCAGAACCAACTCTAGAGGAAGTCCAGTTCTAAAAGTGTCCCAAGGGGGTTGACAATCCAGCCCCCAACCTGTAATCTAATTGTTGTTCACTCACTGAAACCATCATGGCAACCATTTCCCCCGTTCATCGCCAATTCTCTGTAGATCAGTCCAGTGCTATTCACAGTGTAACTGTAGAAGGTACTGATGTTGTTATCACTTATCAGTCCAATCCTGATAAAGCTTATGCATTCACTGCAACAGAAACCTATGCAGAGTTTCTGAGCGATCTGCTGACCAACGATGAACAGCTGATGAAAGTTAGCCTAGGTGCTACAATTGCAGATGGCCGCCGATCTGAAGAACTCAGCCAGGCTGCTATCTGATACAATTTAGGGGGGTGAGATTCCCCCCTTTCCTTTCATCATTACATTCTGTGACAGCTGAACTGTTCATCCTGATTGTTGGCTTTACACTGTGGAAGTCCTTTGAACGTAGGTTCCTCTAATGGAAACAATTGTTGCAGTCAAGCCTATCTCAAAGAAGGCCAAAAACAGGTTCGCTAATCTAATGGATTCCTGCGAGCATTGCATCATTGAACAACACAAAGGAGACAAAGTGTTCCTGCAAAGTGTTAACGGCAGGAATTTCTTCTGGGTCAATGTACATCATGATCAGGATTGGGAGCTGGAGATGTAATTATTACGAATTGTAACAAAGGGGGCCAGGTGGCTCCCACCATGCTGTAGGATTCTCTCAGTTCACACCCAAGCCATGAACTTCGCCCTCACCGCCATCAGCAGCAACGCTAAGACGGGTCCGATCCCCACCAGCACCAGCAGCCGTGAGACTTGCCCCAGCAGCTGCCCTTTCTACGATAAAGGTTGCTATGCAAAGTCTGGCCCACAGAACATTCACTGGAAAAAGGTTACTGAAGGTGAGCGTGGCGTGAGCTTTCAAGAGTTCACAAGTGCAATCCGCAAGTTACAGCGTGGCCAGATCTGGCGCCACAACGTTAGTGGTGATCTGCCACACATTCTCGGGGACATTAATGCTCCCATGGTGGAAGCCCTCGCTGATGCAAACAAAGGACGCAAAGGGTACACTTACACTCACCACGTTCTGAATGATCACAACCTAAAAGTGATCAAGGAAGCTAACAGCAAAGGCTTCACAATTAATGCATCCACAGAGGATGTAGAGGTGGCTGATGCTGTTATGTCAGAGCATGGAATCCCTGCTGTTGCTGTTGTAAAGTCCGACAAAACAGATCGGTTCTACACTACAGAATCGGGTCGCAAAGTGATCACCTGCCCTGCAACAATCCACGAGAATGTAACTTGTGCAACCTGTAAGCTTTGTGCAAAGTCTGACCGAGACTTTATCATTGCATTCCCTGCTCACGGCAATGCAAAGAAAACAGTCAATGAAATTGTCGCCTAAAATATAATTATTTCATTTTGTTACAGGATCGGCTCTGAGCCATAGCCAGGCTCCCCCGATCCCCTATAATATGAACACGGGGGCGAGAGAAGCCCCCACAACCCCCTGAGACCATGACCCGCTCTGACCGTCTGACCCGCACCAGCGTTCCCACCATCATCGCTGTTGCCCTTGCCAAGCGCACCATCAAGGAACCCACCATCGTGGGCCGCCATCGGGCACAGTGGCTGTTCGATCTGGCCACCAGTGAGGTTGCCCTTCCCTCTGAGCGCAAGCTGGGCCGCCAAGCCCTGCAGGCTGCCGCTGATGCTGCTGGCCGCTCTGTGATCACCGTGAATGGCCAAACCATCGGGGACCGTGTTTACAGCAAGGCTAGCAACCGCAGGCTTCGCAATTGGAGCCAGGATCGCAACACCCCTGTGTGAACAGATGTAACGGGGCTGGCCAAGGCTGGCCCCCAACCATGCTAGGATTCTCTCAGTTCAAAGGAACCCACCGATGGCCACCAAGACTCTGACCCTGACCAACGCCGAGATCCGTATCATCCGTCGCCTGATTATGTCTGGCCTGATCACCGCTGACCGTCGCAGTCAGCCCTGGCAGCTGTTTGAATCCCGCCAAGATGTGGAAGCCCTGTTGGGCAAGCTTCTGGAGATGAACGTCTGATCAGCAAAGGGGGAGCCAGTCTCCCCCACCCATCAGCAGTTCTGATGCATCAGCAGTCCTGATCAGTCAGCCAGGGCAGTATAAGCGCCCCTTATGGGTCGCCCCCCGCCGCCCCGTGATTAAAAGTTTGGGTCCCTCCTAAGCTATAACGTACCCACAAAGACCGAGAGATACTCAACCAACTCAAAAAATTTTCCGAGCCACCCCCGAGTCCCTCCAAGGTCCTCCCAAGTTTCCCCCATGAACCCCCTCCCAACTCACACAAGTCTCCGAGAGCAATTTTCATACATTGCCCTCTGCATCACAGAGACACTCAAACTAATCTCAGAAAAATTTTTCTACAAAAAAATTTCTGAAAAATGTTGATATATACTGTAGTTTTAGAGAAAAAATAAAAATGTCTACATTTTCTTCGTTTACCACAGAAGTTCAGTATGATGATAGATCTGGTGAATATTTCATTACATTCCCCGATGAGATTCTCGATGAAATGCAATGGCAGGAGGGAGACACTTTAGAGTTTGAGTACTTTGATCATCATGATACTCCTGGGATTCGTATACATAAAGTAGGAGAATAGCGTCTTATACGATCTTATTGAAATATGTCTAATTGTAGTCCAAAGAAAGAAAGGAAAGAAGCTACAGCAACGTTTACTTATACTCCCCCAGCAACTGAGGGTAATCCATTTCCTCAGCCTGTTACATTATCCTTTACTTACATTGATAAGTTTTGGCATGAGATTCGACCACCTAGCAATACTAGGAAGACTATACAGAATGGTCAGAAGAAGCCAAAGCTTAGAACAAGCTACATCGCCGTTCCTAGTGGTGAGACTGCAGACGGTGAAGTAACTTTTACCAACCAGGAGTACACTCAACAGGAATATGAGTATGATCCTGCTACAGGTATTTCTAAGCCTGTCTATGAGCGTCAGTGCATAGCAGAGATTTCTTATGATGAAAAGTACTTTTACCATATCATTGAGTGGCCCACCAGTCACACTATGGAAACCAGAGCAGTTGGTGGCTTTACTAAAACATCTACGACAAGTACAAGCTCTGGACAAGGTGGTGCAGCAACTACTACTACTGTAGATACCTATGCTGTAGAGTCTTCTAACGTATCTGCTAACTTTAGTCTTGCTAAAGTAGACAGTGAAGTAACTGGACTACCTGATGGTAGCGTTGCTTATCATGGTGGTACTGATGATAACAAAATCTTCTTTACATACAACAGCAACTCTGATACTGTCATTGCAGTTGGTGATGTTGTAAATGGTTGGACCGTAAATAAAGTTGTAAACTATAGTACAGTCTATACAGGTGGTGATCAGTCATATTACATCACCAAAAAGATTAGAAAGAGAGTTTCTAGAACTTCAAAGAAGAATGAGAGTCCATCATTCATTTACATTAACAATAACTCTGCCAATAACAGTGTTGGAGTTGTTTCTGTAGGTGATGTTGTAAATGGTAAAGGCATCAGTAAAGGAACTACAGTTACAGCAATTGATGGTAATAAAATTACTTTATCAAAGCCATTAACTTCTAGAAAAGTCAGAGAAGCTCTATTTAAAAAGACTACAGTAGCAAATAAGGTAAATGAAACAACAGTTTGCTATGCAGAGATCTCTGGTGGAAGTTCTAACTTTACTGCAGATCAAACTTATACCGCAACTGGTTCTGGAGCATCCATTAAAGTTATTTCTGGTAAGGGAATTATTAACCGCTCTGCTGTGGTTGGTTGTTACATAAGCAAAGACAAAAAAGAGTTTAGATATACTCCGTTGTTTTATTCTAAGGATAATGATTGTTCTCCAACCATTACATCTGATGAATACTCTGAGTATGTTCTTGGTGATATTATTCTCAGTGATGGTTCTGAGCTATTAGCTTCTAAACTACTTGTCACCAGACCTAAGACTAACTTAGCATATAATATCAATAACATCTATTGGGCAAATCTGAATAGACCTGTTGATCAAGATAGTCTAAAGAAATGGATCTCTAAGTTTAACAATAATATTCTTGAACTAGAGAAGACGATTGTTCAGCACGAAACTGCAGTTATGGGATCTAAAAAGGTTTCCCGAGCTGTAGACTCTGAGTGTGGTAATAATCTCTATCAGGAATATACTAAAGTCTATTATCCAGATCAAGAAATCAAAGCATTTAATGATGGTATTTCTACATTCCAACAAGAAGTATCTCAGGATCCTTGTACAGATGTTAAATCTCCTGATGCCTATACTAAAGATGAGATTGCTAATATCATTACTTCTAACATTTCTGGTCTGACCTCACTTTCTTCTATTCGTCTACCAGAAGAAATGTTCAAGCAGATTGTATCTAATCCAGATTCATTGCAGAATATGCTTCTCAACGCATTAGATACGATTGGTGCATCTGTTCCAACTAAAACTACTATTCCAAACCTTCCACCACAAATTGAAGGTGATAACAAGTCTAGTCAAGTCTTTAGTACCGAAGAAGTAACAAGAATTCCTCCAAGAATGAAATCTCTTGAGTATCTTGTTGATGATCTATCATTCTTCAGTGATGTAGAACTTACTCCTTCTGCAAGTGGTAATATCTTTACCTTTACCATTAAGTCTATTCCAAGGTGGACTGGTAATGCAAGCTGCTCTGGACAAACTGGAGCTGATATTAGTCCTGCAGGAACTGGTCTACGTATTGTTACAAACAAAACAGGTGGGTATGTAGATAGCATCACAGCAAGTGCTGCATCTTTCAATGCAGATTCCAGCATTACAAATCCACTTTTCCCATTAAATCCAACCACCACAACTAAAACATGGGTTGGCGGTTCTCCTTATCCTTCTACTGTATGGCAAGGTGCAGGTACAAACTACCAGCAAGACTTTGAAAAAACAGTAGAATTTAGATTTAATGAAGTTACAGAGTATGTAACTGAGTCAATTAGAACAAAAGGTAGTCCATTTGTGGATTCTCCAATCTATGCTCAGCTATCTACAGCACTTGGAACCACCGATACTACCATTAAAGTGAACTCTACAGATGGATTCTTATCCTCTGGATACTTAATTATTCCAAAATTTATCATAAAACTAGAGAAAAATCCAGAAACCAAGAATGTAAACACCAATCATTACTATCTTGGCGAAGAAATTATCTATTATCGTCGTAAAACAGCTACAGAATTCCAGCAATGCACCCGTGCAATGTTTGATAGTACGTCCACTTTTGAGATGTCAGTCAATTCTGGCAAGATTGAGAAGGGCGTAACCTATATAATTAAGACTTTGGGATCTGTGAATTGGCAAAGTTATGGTGCTCCAGATGGAGCAAAGGTAGGAACTATCTTTACTGCTGAGATAGATGGTCCTCAAACCACTGAATCTGGAGAAGTTACACTCTTTGAAAGCACTCTTATACCATTTGAAAGTGCTCCAGATGTCAATCAGGTGGCTCATAGCTATGAAAAACGTAGTTATTTGACCCAATATTGGCCAGTCCGAGTTCAAAACAAATCCGTATGACCAGACCAGTAGCCCTTTTGGGCAATCCAGACTCAATTTCTTTTAGACCTTGCTGTGTTTACCCACCAAATACAGTAACACCTATTGTATCAACAGTAATTGCAAATGGTCGTCCAAGGGCTAAAGTGGGCGATGTACTGACTCCTGCACCTGGATTTCCAGTTTGTAAGGACACTTTCTGCCCTCCCTTGGAAAGAACCATCATTGGAGTAAGTAAAGTCATCGTAAATGGGCTTCCATCAGCCCACGTAGGGGACTTGACAAATCCAGCTTCTCCACGTACAATACTACCTGCCCCCACAAACCTATTCGTGAACTGATATGGCAAAAGCACCTAGTTTCAACAAGTCTGGTTACACCCCAGGAAAGCCCAAAATGACCCGTCAAGGTCGTTCAAAGAACACCCGACTCTCTGCTTCTAGCCGCAATGGTCGGAAAAAAGCTTATCGAGGTCAAGGACATTGATATTCGGGGGTCTAATGACCCCCCTTTTTTATGGATAAATACTACCGAAGGGATAGCAACCCCTTTAAAAGTTCTGTTCGACCCATTTTTTGGAGAAAACAGATGGCAATTCACCCAAATCCCGATAGGGATATTTCATACATGAAACAAATGTGGGGAACTACAAGATTAATCACTGATTATGTTCCTCAGAGACCTAAAACTAAAAAAGCTTATCGAGTTGATTATTGCGAATACTTTGAAGATACATCTAAATAGTTTATAAATCTCGTTTATCTGCGTCAATGTCCCTTGTTTCAGACGAATTAGGAAAAATATCCAGGTCATTTAAGGACATTAGCTTGAATTTTGGGCTGAATCCAGTTACAAAGGACGTTGTTGTACTTAAAAATGAGGAGGCGATCAAACAGTCTGTAAAAAATTTAGTATTAACTAAGCTTGGAGAGAGACTTTTTAACCCTCTAGTTGGAACTAACACCACTGGATACCTTTTTGAACTCACTACAACATTTTCTGCTAACTCTCTAATCGAAGAAATTGAGAATGTCTTGCAAAGTTATGAGCCAAGAATAACTTTGAGCAATATTACTGTAAATGTTGAAGATGATTCCAATGAATTTGATGTAACAATAGAATATTTAATAGTTGGGTTGCCTCCAATATTACAAACAGTAGACTTTATCCTCGTAAGAGAAAGCTAATAAATGGAATTACCTACTATCTCTGCTTTAGAATTTTCTCAAATCAGAGAATCCATCAAAAATTACATCAAAACTAAGACAGATTTCAAAGACTACGACTTTGAAGGCTCTAACTTGTCCATGCTTGTGGACATTTTAGCGTATAATAGCATGTATTCGTCATATAACGTCAATATGGCGGCGAATGAGCTAAATCTTGACACCTCTGTTCTTCGTGACAATGTAGTTTCTCATGCAAAGAGACTAGGTTATACTCCAAATTCATATACTTCAGCAAGAATTGAGTTTAATATTACAGCAAACAATATTTCTCAGTATCAGAGCATCTATATTCCAGCAGGTCCACTATTTTCAGTAACTCAAAATAATAAAACTTATACATTTATTACTAGAGACAGATATATTTTAAACACTCAAGGTGTATCTAGTGCAACGTTTACAAATATTGAAGTTAAAGAAGGACAAGAGTTTTCAATCAGATATACAGTAGACGATAGTAACGAAAACCAAAGATTTTTTGTACCTAATAATTTTGTAGACGCAGATTCTATTAAAATTTCTGTAATTTCAGATCCTGCGACAAACTTAGAAGTAGAGTACGAGAAGAAAACTAGTATTGTTGGTGTTGGTCCATCAGACAAGATTTTCTTCGTAGAAGAAGTTCAGGATCAGAAGTACGAAATTATTTTTGGCGATGATGTTATTGGAAGAAAATTACAGAATGGAGAAGTTATCATCATTCGTTATGTAATTACATCTGGTTCTACAGCAAATGATATTGCAGGGTCTCAGTTAAAGTTTGTTGGGACTGTAAAGGGTGTCAACAATGGCGTAGAGACCACAATTGGAGCTGTTAATATTACATCAACTCCACTATCTACTAAAACTGATGGTGGCTCAGAGTTTGAACCAATCAAATCAATTAAATACAGGGCTCCAAGGTATTACGCTTCACAACAAAGAGCTGTAGTAAATAATGACTATGAGAGCATTCTTCAAAATATTTACGCTAATGCTGATTTAGTCCGAGTTGTTGGCGGGGAGACCAAATCTCCACCAGAATATGGCAAAGTTTTTATCTCAATCCAGCCTAAAGTAGGAAGTAAGATCTCTCCAGTAGAGAAAAGACGTATTGTAGATGAAATTAAGACTTATACTGTAGGTTCTATTACCCCAGTAATTGAAGATGCAATTCCATTTACCATTCTATTAAATGTCAATGTAATTTATGACAAAAATAGAACCAAAAATGATCCCGCATCATTAACTAGTTTGGTAAATGAAACAATTTCAAATTATAATCTAGATGATGAATTTAAAAACTTCAATGGTATATTCTCATCATCTAAGTTAATTTGCAGCATTCGTGATATTGATTCAGCTATCAAATTTGTAGTTCTAAAACCTCTCTTCATGAGAACTGTAGAATTATTTGATAACCTATCATATGAATATAAACTAGATTTCTACTCAAAAATTAAAAATAACACTGAAGACAAATATACAATGATTAGTGATCCTTTCTGCATCAAAGGATTCAATGAACCAGTATTTTTAGCAGCATTTAGTGATAAATTTGCATCATATAACGTAAATGATTGTAGTCAAAGAGAAAACGCAGACATTTATCTATTAACTCTAAAAGAGAGAGTTGTAGCAAAGGTAGGAAAAATCAATTATGAGACTGGAGAACTCAATTTTACAGTAGTTGCATGTCAAGATGCCCCAATAAATATTTACGTAGTTCCAGATAGTCCAGATATTACAACGGGTTCAGACACTTATCCTAACATTGAAGTAACTGATGTAAATCCTCTTGACGTGACCGAATACTCAAATGATGATTTAAGTACAGAAGCAATTGTTCCAAGAACATTTACGTCCACAACATCATCTGGCGATCCTTTAGGATCAAATCCAATTAATGACGTACCAGGAAGCACAACCGTAAATCCAGATGGCAGTGTTACTACTGTAGATGATGATGGAACTGCCACAACGACTAATCCTGATGGATCTACCACAGTCGAGGAACCAACAACTGCAACTGATGAGTGTGAAAAGCTATATGCCAAGATTTCTGCCCAAGGTTTTGCAGATAATGCAACTCTACAGGCTCTTGCAACACTAGGTTGTCCCCCTCCTGATACTGATATCGAAGACTTTACACCAATAAATCCAGATACCTGCTCATGACAACTTTAGACCAAAAAATTGTTGACACTTCAGTATTAATTGAGAAGCAACTTCCGTCATTTGTAAGGGAATCTAATCAAAAGTTTATATCTTTCCTAACCTCTTATTATGAATCGCAAGAGGTTAAATATAATTCTTTAGATATTGTAGAGAACTTAATTGATTATTACAATATTGGATACTATACTCCTAGCAAGCTAGTTGAGTATACTACAGTAATGTCTTTGGTTTCTGCTGATGCAACTACGATTACTGTATTGAGCACTATTGGATTTCCAGAATCTAATGGATATATTCAAATTGGCGATGAAATAATTTTCTATAAATCAAAAACAAAAACTCAGTTTGTAGATTGTGTACGTGCAACTGGGGCGTTTGTTCTTGACAAAATTCCAACATCAGAAGTAGTATATAAAAAGAGCAAAGAAGCATCAAGTTATATTCCCGAAACTAAAGTATATAATATTTCATATCAGTTTGTTACTGAATTTTTTGATAGAATTAAGTCTGAAATCTCTCCAACATTACCAGAGACTTTAGCACCAGAATTAAATATATCATCTTTCCTAAAAAATATCAGTTCTTTTTATCGTGCAAAAGGAACTGAAAATTCACATAAACTACTCTTTAGAATCTTATTTAATGAGAGGAGAGTAAAGTTAAAATTAAAGTCAAGTGGTACTGGAGCAGTAATTGATATTCTAAACTATTCTGGAGATATCAGTTCTTTCCAAATTTCTTCTGCTGGAAGTGGTTATTATTACGAACTACCAACTAATGGTGGACCTTTGGTTGCTCCACCTGTAATCGACATCATTGGTTCTGGAACTGGAGCAGTGAACCCAGTGACTTCTATTGCTTCAAAGAGAGCTGAAATGGTTGTTACTGGAATGAATTCTTCTGGTGGCATTACTGCTGTTCAAGTTGCAAACAAAGGATCTGGATATATTGGTCCTATTACTGCAAGAGTTAGAGAGAGAATTTTCGACCAAGATCAGATCGTCAACTGCCTAGATTCAAATAATAACGTTATTGGTAGGGGGAAAGTCTATAGTTGGAGCGATTCCTCCCGAGAGCTTATTTTATATGAAATTACTGGGTATTTTAAGGCCAATTCAAAGCTTATTGGAGTGGGTGGCGAGAGCCCTCGCTCTATAATTTCTGCTGCATATCCAGTAACTACTCTAAACAAAGAGGGCAACCCATCAATTGAGATTATTCCAAATGAAGTTAGAGTAGAGAGACCTAAAGAGAATGTAATTCGACCATCTTCATCTTCATTCTATGAAAGACGAATTGTTCGTTGCGAATTAATTTCTGGAGCCCAAAATTTAGATAATGTAAAGCTACTAGAGTTAGTCCAAAGCAGAGACTTGTCATATGAAATTCCTGGAGTAGTGTTAGAAATAACAGAGATTCAAAAGCTACAGGATAATTTATACGAATTTGAAATCGGAGATAATTTAAAGTACAATAAATTATTTTTGCCACCATCTACAGTAGTAACTCAAACTTCTACATTAACATCAAATACACTTGCAACAGTTACTACCACCAATGCTAAAAATTTCCCTACAAGAAATGGAAAATTATACATCAATGGTAGAATAGTAGAATATCAATCAAGAAATGATACTCAGTTTTTAAGCTGTAGAATAATTTCAGGAACATCTCCATTAGTAGTTCAAAATAAAGATAATGCATATCTTTATGGAAGAACTTGTATTACTTCTGGAAGTGTAAATTATTTTCTAAATGGATATATTAATGGAGATAGAAGCTTAACTCCTATTGTGTTCAAAATTATTGGTGTTCCATCTGAGATTAAAATTTCTAATGGAGGAGCTTTATATTCATCATCATTATTTAAATTTGCTACTGATACTACAGATTCAATTTTAACTGGTAAATTATACAATTTTGGTTCAGTTGATCAAATAATTATAGAAAACGTTGGTCAAGGATATAAAGTAAATGATAGAGTTATAGTAAATAACGAATTTACTTCTGGAAGTGGATTTTCAGCATATGTTTCAGAAATTTCAGGTGTTAATATATCATCCTATCAATTTGTAACTCAATTAGATCAACAGCTAATAAAAATTACAACCACACAGAATCATAATCTCGCTCAAAACGATGTTGTACTTTTTGCCAACTCTCAAATTGGCAGGAAAAAGGTATTTTCAGTAGATTCCAGCACTCAATTTTCAATTCCTTGCCCAGTAGGATTTGTCACTCAAAATTTAACCTTAACATATACAACTACTTCAAGAGGAGCATCAGGTTCTATTGTAAAGATTTTAATTTCAAATAAAGGCAATAACTATAAAAAACTCCCAGAAGTAGTTGGTGTGCAATCTGAAAATGGATATGGTGCATTGCTCCAACTAAACTCTTCTACTATTGGAAGACTATCATCTATTAGATGTGAATCCATTTATGGTGAACTAATTGGTGATCGAAAAGCTCAGTTTAATGTAAAGTTTCCATCTACTGCAAAACTTAAAAATAATTATCAAATTGCTAGAATTGATGTCATCTCTGGCGGAAATAATTATAGACCAACTGATAAAGTCAAAGTAAATGGTGTCGTTGACAATAATTATCAATTTAAAATTATAACTTCATCTGGTGTTATCACAGCAATTGAAGTAATTTATGGTGGCAATAATTTAAATGCTATTCCAACAATCACTATTCAAAGTGATTATGGAACTGGAGCACAACTAGAAGCAAAATTAGCAAGAAAATTACTATTTAAAAATGATACTTTAAATTTTGGTTCTTATTCTTCCCCAACGGGAACAGCCAAGGTAATCAATTTTGATGCTCAAACATCAACCTTAGAGTTTGAACTTGTATCAGGAGCTATCAATGAAAATGATACAATTTACTTTGCAAACAATGTAGTATATGGTCAGATATTTTCTATTAAATCTGCATCTGCATATGCTACAACATCACCATATGTTTCATTCCCATTCAAGTTTTTAGACAACTATGGTTTCCTGAATGACTCTTCTCAGAGAATTCATGATAGTGATTATTATCAAGATTGGTCATATACTATTGCGTCTACAAAAAATACTCTTGAGTGGCGTAATGAAGTAATTGCAAATACTCATCCATCAGGCTTCAAGCTATTTGGCAAAAATTTAATTGAAAACCAGAAGCCACTATTTAAAAGCCAACAAGACGTATTTAACAGCTCTGTAATATTTAAAGCCACTTTATCAAATCTTCTAAACTTAAATATAAAATTAAGTGACTGCAAGACTCAAAAAGTACTAATTGAGAACTATGCTGCATATGCAGTTGGAGATTTTGTATATGGAAATATTTCTGGAGCAACAGGTATTGTAAAAGATATCTCTGAAAGTTACATAGAAATTTTATTACTCGGAACCTCCTCATTTGTAGTAGGTGAGTACATTTTTGAGGTTTCAAGAGATTTTGCAGCTTTTGGTAATCATGAAAGCAATACTCTATTCACCTTTTATTCTGGCATTTTACAAAAACCAGTTGATTCATATTATGTTTCAAACAATAATTGGGTCCGCAGAGAAACTATTAATTTCAGTTAATGGTGTTGTGCAAAATCCAACATATACTTTATCTGGAAATATTGTAACACTGAGCACTGCACTTTCCACATCCGACACTATTTTTGTATTATATCAGCAAAATTTAAGAGTATTAACTCTATCTGGCTCTGGTACAAATTATACTATAAACTATACCCCAAGTTCTAGTTGCAATTTACTACTGTTTGCTAATTCTGTATACCAATCACAACTCTTAACTGATTTCTCTATCGTCGGTAATCAGGTATCTCTCTCAGAATCTGTAAATTCATCAAGTATCTTTGGTTGGTATATTGACGAGACAGTTACATGTTATCTTCTCAATGTCTCTACCCTCAGTGCAAACAAGATTCTAGATGTTAATAATTGCGAAGTTAAAAAATTAACTCAATATATTGAATCAAATGTAGTAAAAACCCCAGAGTCTTTATATCAAATAACCAAAGATCTTTTAGATGGAACTGTCTATGCAGATCCAGATAATACTACTGTATATGGATTTGATAGCAGATTTACCTATACAAATCCAGAATATTCAAGTAGTTATGTAGAAGTATTAAACGAAATAACTTTTAATGGATCTACAACAACATTTAATCTACGTTATACCGATGGGCTTCCATATGCACCAGTAAATGGAAAAAATACTTTACTTGTATATGTTAATAATCAAGTTGTAGATCAAGATCAATATACAATTTCAGGATCTACAATTACATTTAACCAGGCATATAGTGCATCTGCAAAGTGTACAATTATTGATTTCAATAGCAAATACTTAGCCAATAATACTTCTTCTAAATCAGCTAATTTAGATAGATTAAATGTAGTTCAAAATGGAACTAGAAAAACATTTAACCTATCTGATAAAGGTGTACCACAATATGTTAAAAATGTAGGTGATCTATTTGTAATTAAAAATGGAAATCTTAGAAGACCAGAAACTCAAGAACATTCTATCTCTTCCAATAAAATTACATTTGTCACTGCTCCAACTACAAATGATAATATTAAATTATGTTATTTTAACAGACAACTAGAACCAGAGAAAACTAAAAATGTAATTCTTGATTCCTTTATTTGTTTCAACGGAGTAAGAGCAACATTCCCAATTTCTTTAGATGGAATTTTGTTTGCTCCAATTACTGAGCATCATTTATTTGTAGTTAGAAACAGTGTATATCAAAAGCCAACTATTGATTATACTATTTCTGGCACAAATATTACATTTACAACCGCTCCTCTCTATGGAGAAGAGGTTTCCGTTTATTATTCATATGATGGATTAACTCAAAACTTTAAATTTGATGATTTGAGGATGTATACTGGCAGTCAGTCAACATTCTCTTTGACTAAAAATTATATTAGCACTACAGTGTATAGTGCTAGCCACTTACAAGTAGTCAGAAACGGAGTATATCAATATCCTGGTATTGATTATAGCGTTGGCGGAGTTTCTGATTCTAGGTACATTAATTTTGTAACTGCACCAACAAATTCAGATGATATCAGCATCGTAAATTATAAATCTGAAGATTTAGTTGATGTTACTAATAGATTTACTCAAATTAACACAACTTCTCTACAATATACTTCTCAAGCACCTGCAATTGATACTTCTGTATTCTTAATCTATGTAAATGGCATTCTTCAGGTTGGTAATTCATGGAGTTTTAATACTACTACTAATGTATTAACTTTCCAAGGTTTTGTAAGTCTTTCTCTCGATAAAGTACAAGTTTTAGCATTCAAGACTGCAAAGAGAATACTAGATCCTATTACTATTGTTTCTGGAACAACCACTTACAATTTACAAGTTAATAATTCTACCATAACAACAAGTCTTCCAACAAATAGTTCAGACTTACTAGTAAGCGTCAATGGAGTCCAGCAGCTACCAATTTCTGCGTACACTGTTTCTGGATCTACTATCACATTTATTGATTCAAATCTTCCTGTAGGCGGCTCTGTTTACATCTATCAAATTGGATCATCCACTTTTGATACTGAAGTTATTGATTATATTAATGATAATTATGCAAAATCAACATATAAACTACAAGTAAACTACAAGAGTTTTAATCCTCCAGCATCTTCTGACATTTTTGTATTGAGAAATGGAGTTCTACAGAATCCTGGCGAAGACTTTATTGCTGGAAATGGATATATCACATTCACCACAAATATTACTGGTGCAGATGATGTATACTTAGGATATCGTCATGGCACTACAGAAATTGCAATTAACAGCGTAAGTGGAACTACAGTAACACTGGCTACATCAATTCCATCCTCTCAATACAAAGATTTAGTTCTTCATATCAATGGAGTTCCTCAATTCTATGGAACTAACTTTACTATTTCTGGAAATGTCGTAACATTATCTTCTTCAGTTCAAATTGATTCAATTTTTGCAATTAAATATGTTCCAATAACTTTTATAGATCCTATCGAAGATTGTCCAAATTCAATCAGAACTAAATTTAGATTATTCTATAATGCTCAAAATTTAATTATTGCAAACATTTTGCAAGATGCAGATATTCTAGTGTCTGTAAATGGAATTATTCAATACCCAGGAGTTCAATATACAATATCTCCAAATAGAGGAATCATTGAATTCTTAACTCCTCCACAATTCACTGATCAAATTTTCATGGTTAGGATGAGTGGAAATGAAGTGGTTAATCTTACTTCTGTTTCTGGTTCAAATACTGTATATAATCTAAGTCAATCAATTCCAACACAGAGACAGGAAAATCTAGTAGTATTTTCAAACAATGCATGGAAATTTAATGAACTAGGAGAATATACTTATAACACCACATCAAGAATTACTCTAGCAGCTGCAAATACATCAACATACGTGTTTGGCATTAAATTTGCTGGAATATTCCATCTATTAGATCAAATTAATACACCATATAATGGATCCAATATTAAATTTAACCTATTCTTAAACCAGGAAAACTTTATGCCTCCTGGAACAATCGAGAATGATGTAATCCCATCTGAATCTAGTTTGGTTGTTGTTAAAAATGGTAAAATTCTGGATCCTGGAGTAGAATACACACTTCAGGGAGATATCAAGAGTCAAATTCAATTCTCAGTTGCTCCAATTTCAACTGATGTAATTTCAGTGAAGTGTGTCGGATCTTTCTTAAAACTTCTATCTATTACTTCTGGATTTGGCGGAAAAACCTACAGTCTTAAAAAACAAGACAATACTGCATATTATCCAAATGCAGGCATTAATCGTCCAAGATCCTATGAGAATCAAATTCTCGTAATTAAAGATGGAAACATTCAAAGCCCACTCTATGATTACTATGTTGACAACGACAAATTAATCTTTAACAATAACTTAACCGCATCAAAATTAGTCATTCTTGATTTTAGAGGTACTAAGTCAGATGTAAACATTGATAGTGTTTCATATCAAGTTAACGCTGGAGATAGAATTAAAATTGATGGTGAGCAGAATGAAAGAATTGTTTCTGAAGTAATATCTCCAACAGTCTTAAAAACAATTTCTTATGCTGGATCTAAGCCTTCTGGTTTTACTGGAACTGCTACCACATCTAGTGGCAAATTAACAGCAATTACTGTAACAAATGGCGGAAAAGGATACAAATACCCAGTTGTTCTCAGAACTTCTGGAAGTGGTCATGGAGCAAAAGCAACTGCATCAGTAAATAATACTCTTGGTGGTGCAATCCAAGCTCCAATTCTAATTCAATATCCTGGTTATAATCAATACGTAACTCAGAATGTAATCCCAACATCATATGCATACGCACAGAAGAGAACTCAGTTAAGTACTTCAAATGTAAAAATTGGAACTAAGTTAACTGCAAATATTAACTCCACCACTGAGGTTATTCCTCTTGCAAATGCACAAAACTTTGAGCAAAGTGATGCTGTAGTTAATATTACATCCTCTACTGGATCTGGAGCTACATTTAGAGCGTTTATAAGTAATGGAAGAGTTAGAAAAGTAGAAGTTCTAACTCCAGGAATTGGTTATGATGATAGAGACGCCGAGATTACCATCACTGGCGGTGGCGGAAGTGGTTGCGTTCTAGAAACAATTCTTGATAGTATGGGTAGAGTTACCTCTGTTGTTGTTAGAAATTCTGGAGAGGGATATGATGTGTTTAGAGTAATTATTGATAGGGATATAATTGAATATACTAATATTGTTTCAAATCAATTAGTGGGATGTACCAGATTACCATCTTCACTTGCCCACAACCAAGATGACATCGTATATTATGACAAATTTATATAATAAATAATCATAACAAAGACAAACTATAAGGACACCGAATAATGCCTTCATTAGTATCAGATAATTTTAGAATTTTTGCGTCTCAACAATTTATCGAGTCTCTAGAAGAGCCATACAACAGTTCTTCTGCTCCAACTTCAGAAGATGCTGTCGGTAATCCTACCGAATCAGCAGCATCTCAAGCTTACAGAAGCAAAATTTATCTTTTTATTGGACGTTCATATAACTGGAATGATACTACTGCAGGCGCTGTTGCAGAGAAATATGCAGGAGTTTCTACTGTATCCGACTTTTCTCCACCAAATCCAGTAGATTCATTTGATGAATTGAGTGAGATTTATGATGATATGATCGCTATCAAGAGAGTTACCCGAAGCGACGTATCAGAAGTAATTAGAAGAAGAGTGTGGCAGACTGGCGTAGTCTATGATATGTACAAGCATGATTATGGAACTGTGATCAATGGTCAGCCAAAAATTTCTGCAACTGGTCAATCAAAGCTTTATGATTCTCAGTTCTATGTGATGAATAAAGATTTCCAGGTTTATAAGTGCATCTACAATGGTCAAGATCCAGATGTAAACCAAAATGGAAAGGTTTCAACAGTAGAACCTACTGGGACAAGCACTAGTATTTTCACTACCTCTGATGGATATAAGTGGAAGTACATGTATACTATTTCCATCTCCGATTATATTAAATTTGTTTCTTCAGATTTTATCCCTGTAAGGAGAGATACATCTGTTCAAAACGCTGCAGTCGATGGGGCTATTCATCAAGCTCTGATCACGAATAGAGGAACAGGTCTTACAAATGGAACTTTCTATACACCAGTAATTGGTGATGGGACTTCTAAGTGTATCATTAGAGTTACAGTAGCTTCTTCTCAAATTACTGCTGCAGAAGTAGAGAATGCATATCTCGGTGCTGGATATACATATGGAATTGTTGATTTGACCAAGTGCTATTCAAGTGCTGCAAATGCAAATACTGAGACTGGCACTGTGACTAGCTTAGGCACCACTGCTAAACTTGAGGCTATTATTTCTCCTCCAGGCGGACATGGCTCAAATGCAATTTATGAGCTAGGTGGATTCAGAGTAATGATCAATAAGAGTTTAGACTTCCTAGATGGAAATGGTGATATTCCTATCAACATGCAGTTTAGAAGATTTGGTCTTATCGAAGATCCTCAAACTGTAGGAAACTTAGATTATACCGCTCCAACTGCTGCAGTTTGCAGAGCGATTAAGTTCCCATCAACCACCACAGATAATTTCCAAAATGGTGAAATTATCACTCAAGCTACTACTGGGGCAAAGGGAAGAGTTATTCATTGGGATCCAGTAGATAAAATTTTAAGATATTATCAAAACGAATATATTAGCACTACTCAAGATGGTGCTAATAAGAGCAAATTGATTGCATTCTCTGGAGCATATGCAATCACTGGAGCTACCAGCCAAATCACTGCAACTCCAGACACAGCATATAGCACAGCTCCAGGAACCGTTCTATCAGGAACTACATTTACTTCTGGATATTCAACTGGTGAAATCAAGAAATATAGTGGTAAAATCATCTATATTGAAAATAGAAAGCCAGTATTCAGATCTAACGATCAGATTGAAGATATCAAATTAGTGGTAGAATTTTAAAATAAATAATAAAAAACGACTATAAACTTTGAAGGTTTAAATAAATGCAAGATACAAATCTTAATTTGCAGCCATATTTTGACGATTTTGAGTCCTCTAAAAATTTTTATAGGGTTCTGTTTAAGCCTAACTATCCTGTTCAAGCCAGGGAGCTTACTACACTACAATCAATCCTTCAAAGTCAAATTGAAAAGTTTGGAAAGCATGTATTCAAGGAAGGTTCTGTCGTTATTCCAGGGCAGATTGGATATGATCTTCAATATAATGCAGTTCTAGTTCAGAATACTGTAAACGGAGTTTCTTTTGAAACTCTCAGAAAAAATTTACATGATAAAATTTTAGTAGGTGAAAGTTCAGGTGTAAAGGCTAAAGTTTTAAACAGTATTAGCTCTACTGAATCTGAAAAATCTACTGCAACTCTATACGTAAAATATGTTTCATCTGGTAATGTAGTTAATGGAGTTCAGCTAACTAAATTTACAAATGGTGAAACTCTTAGAGATGAAAATAACAATCCAGTAGCAGTCACTACTACTCAAAATGCATCTTCATTTGTGGGTAGTGCTGCATATATCACTTCTGGAGTTTTCTTTATTCGTGGATTCTTTGTAGAGGTTCCTACTCAAAATATTATTCTAGACCAATATAGCAATTTCTCCACATATAAAATTGGTTTATCAGTAGTAGAATCTATTGTAACCACCGATGAGGATAATTCACTATATGATAATGCTGTCGGTTCTCCAAACTTTACAGCTCCAGGAGCCGATAGATTAAAAATTGAAGCCATTTTAAGCAAACAAGATATTGATTTCCCAACAGACCCATCTTTCATTGAACTACTTCGACTACAAGATGGTAATCTAATTAAATTAGTTGAAAATTCACTTTATAATGAACTAGAAAAAAATCTAGCAAGAAGAACCTTTGACGAATCTGGAAACTATACTGTAAACAATTATACAGTAAATATTAGAGAAACATTTAATGATGGCGAAAATGAAGGAGTATATTCATTTAATGATGTTCTATTAGACGGAACTAAAGTATTAAATAGAACTCCAACTTCTACTGATGGCAAAGCAATTGACGGTAGAAATTACTACACTGTAGAATTATCTCCTATCAAAGCTTATGTAAAAGGCTTTGAAGTTAACAATACAGATAAAAAATATATTACTACAGAAAAACCAAGAAAGTCATTAGCACTTAACAATCAAGGTTTAGTATCAGCATTTGGCAATTATATTGAAATTGATACATCCACAGTTCAAGGATCAATTGTTCCTGGGACTACAGTTACTTTAAAGAAAACAATTAACTCTGTAGAGACTTCTATTGGTAAAGCTCTAGCTTTATCCCTAATTGTTGGTGGAAAATTATATCTTGCTGATATAACGATGTTTACTACCATTGTTACATCAGAAGCTTCTCCTGCAGTAGCAGCAGGAGATTTTGTTTTTACTAATACTGGATCAAGTGCAGTAGTAGAATCCGTAAATGGAACTACTATTGTATTGAGACAAGTAACTGGTAGCATTTCTCAAGGCTCTACATTTACAAATAGCAAAAATACTTCAACCTATACAATTTCTTCTGTTGACAACAATAAGATTGAAAATATTACAAATCTCAGCACTTCCAATTTTAGTGCTACAGTTAAACTTGAAGCTGTATCCGTTTCTGGTTCTACATTTAATGTAACTGGAACTTCATTGACTGGAGTAGGAACTAATTTTGCTTCAGAAGTACAAGTTCCTATGAAACTTCAAATTGGAACTTCTATTGTAACCGTTACCAATGTAACTTCAAGCACTATTACTTTTAGTGGCACTCTAACCAATGGCACATATTATAACATTAAAAAATTAGTACCAAAGGTAAAAACTACAGGCTCCAATTTCTTCACTAAAATTTCTAATACTTCTGTAAAATCATCTACAGATTTTACTTACTACAAAACTGTAACTGAAGTAAAGACCGTAACTAATGCTCTAGCTACTATCTCTACAACTTCAAATTTTACTATTTCTCCAAGTGATATCATTGTTACTAATAACAGTGGCGAAGTTCAATTCTCTGCAACTTCAACATCTGCAACATCTGTAAATATTTCAGTAAATGCTGCTTTAAATGGCACTTCTATAAATATCACTTACAAAGTAAGAGTAAATAATCCATCTCTCAGAACAAAATCTGCAAGTAAATTTAATTTCTTGCTTGTAGATAAAGTTAAAAATTCTACTAATACAATTTATGGAACCAGAATTTCTGATAGAGATGTCTCACTAAAATTCCCAGATGTTTATAGAATTCACGCTGTTCGTGAGGCGTTAAATTCTAATGCATCAAATGAAGATCTTTTTGATAGAGTTTCTGTAAATGATTCCACAGGATTAACTGCTGGGGATATTATTACGTATCAAAATATTAGTGCTAAAATTGTTTCTATTAATGGCAATACTTTATACGTAATTTATACCTCTGCAACTAAATTGCAGCCTGGAACAAACTTAACTTTATCCGTAGACGTTACTTCTGCAGCTCCAGTTGTAGGTAAGTTTATTACCTCAGTCACAAACGGAAATTATAGAGATATTACTGCAGATTTTGTTTTGAATAAAAATGATTCTGCAGAGTTTTACAATATTTCTAAGCTGACCAGACTACAGAATAGCCCATCTCCACAGAATAAATTTATTGTACTATTTGATTATTTCATTCACAATAATACAAATAATGATTTCTATTCAACAAATTCATATGATGTTACTCAAATTGAATATTCACAAATTCCACTATGCTTTGATGGCACTCCTTACACAGACATCGTAGATTTTAGATATGAAACTGTTCCTTCAACTGGATCTGGTGGCTCATTAATTACACCATATCAAGAATCTATTTCTGCATTTGACTCTCTTGGACTATCAAGAATAATTCCAAATTTTGCATTCCCAGGAGAAATTATTAGCCTAGATTATGACTATTATCTAGGAAGAATTGATAAAATTTTCTTAGACGAAAATGGAAACGTAATAGTATCTAAAGGTTCCGAGTCTCTAACTCCAAAAGACCCAGAGGATATTCCTAATGCATTACATTTAGGAACACTAACTATTCCTCCATATATGAAGTCAGTTGCAGATGCAACTCTAAGATTGGTTGAATCTAAGCGTTATACTATGAGAGATATCGGTTCAATTGACAGAAGATTGCAAACTGTTGAAGAACTCACTTCACTAAATCTTCTTGAAATTGGAACCAATAGTCTTACTATTGTAGATGAGGATGGCAATAATAGATTCAAAACTGGTTTTGTAGCAGACAATTTCAAGACTACTGATTTAGCAGATTTGAATAATGTTGCTTATACCGCATCTATTGATACTGAAAATGCTTTACTACGTCCATATCCTTATGTTACCAACGTTGAATTAAAGCCAGTTTCTACTGGAACTACAACAAAACAAACTGGAACTTTAGTAACAGTTCCATATACAGAAATTCCATTTATTACTCAAAGTTATGCAAGTAGAGTAGAAAATTTACAGCCATTTGAAATTATCCAGTGGTATGGAGATCTTCAACTTGATCCTGAAAAGGATGTGTGGTTTGATACTATTAGAACACAAGGACAGGCTCAGAGAATTGACCTAAGCGAGCCAATTAGATTCCTATTTGATAATAGTAGTGCTAGAGGAGAGCAGTGGGGAGCATGGACCAACACTGGAGCTGCTAGAACTGGTGGTGGTACAAATGTATTCCAAGAAAGAACTGGTGTTAATAATACCTTCTCTACATTAACACAGGATATTCAGGTAGGAGATTCAATCAATTCTATTACAGCTTCAGAATTTGTAAGATCTAGAATTGTTGAATTAGTCTCAACAAAATTAAAACCAAATACAGTATTCCACTTCTTTGTCGATGACAATTTAAACAATTCTATCATCTTCCCAAAAGAAATTACTGGGATGACATCTAGAAATGGAGCGTTTGTCACTGGCGAAGTAGTAGAATTATATAATATTCCACCTAGCGGAACTTCTACTCTTGCAATTCCACCAATTAATCCTGTAAGAGCTACAGTTGTTACTTCTACTCTTGGATCATATACTGCAGTTACCACTTTCCTTAAAATTGATAATATTACAACTAGAGATGGTTCTGAACTAAGTCCAGATAGACTTGGAGATACAGTTCAAATCAGAGGGTTAACTTCTGGAGCTACTGGAACAATAACATTTAATGGAGCTAGAGTTAAATCAGATTCAAGAGGAACAGTTGATGCTTTTGTAATTATTCCACCAAACACATATAGGACTGGAGAAGCTATCTTCAAACTTTGTGATCAAATAACTGGAACATCCATTTATGGCATTTCAGATTCTAGTTCCCAAGCTACATACGATACTATGGGAACTAGAGTATCTCTGACAAGCAACGTAGTATCTCTCACAACTCCACAAATTACCTCAACTCCAATTAGAGGAACCAGAACTGTATTCATTCCAGATCCACCACCACCTCCACCAGCAGGGGGCGGAGATCCTCTAGCACAATCATTCTTGGTTGATATTGAAGGTGGAATGTATATAACTTCCATCGACTTATATTTCCAAACAAAGGATGAAACTCTTCCAGTTTCTATCGAGATTAGAACCATGGAAAATGGTACTCTAACTAGTACTATTGTTCCAAATGGAATTACTACTGTTCAAGCTGCAGACATTAAAATTTCAAATAATGGCTCAGTTGCAACTAAATTTACTTTCCCATCTCCAGTATACCTAAACCAGAATACAGAATATGCATTCATGGTAAGAAGCGTATCCAAGAACTATAAAGTATGGATCTCAAGATTGTCTGAGGTAGATGTACTTGGAGGATTTATTATTGACAAGCAGCCATATTCTGGCTCACTCTATAAGTCTCAAAACATGTCTGTCTGGACTCCAGATCAATTTGAAGACATGAAGTTTGTTCTGAATAGAGCAAAATTTGCTACTGGAGCAACTTATACTTGCAAGCTATCAAATAAGCCAGTTAATGATGCGTCATTACCTGCAAATGCACTTAAGTTTACTCAGTCATCTGGATCAATTGAAGTCTATCATCCAAATCATGGCATGAATAGCATTCAAAATTATGTTAAAATTTCATCAGTGCTCTCAAATGCACCTCTAACCACGTTAAATACTGCGATTACAACTGCCACTCAAACAGGACCACTCACAGTAGGAAATGCATCTGATGCTACTTGGACTACAATCGGAGAGGCTGCAGTTTCATCTACAAATCCAGGATTCATTTTAGTCAACAACGAAATTATCAAGTATACTGGAATTTCTGGAAACACCATTACAGTTCCTGCAGATGGAAGAGGTCAATTTGGAACAACTGCTGCGGTTCATGCAGCAGGTGCTACATTATACTGCTATTCCATCAATGGAATTCCACTATCAGAAATCAATAAAACTCACAAAATTACTGAATTAATTGACTTGGACAGATACAAAATTAGTGCTGGCGTAAATGCTAACTCAAGTACTGTTGCTGGAGGTTCTAACATAAAAGCATCCAGAAACATTCAATTTGAAGAACTATATCCAAACCTAAATATTCTTTCTATTCCATCTACTAGTGTTTCTGTTGGATTTGAAAGTATCACTGGAAATAGTCCATATCAAACAGGATCTTCATTTGCAAGCATTGCTGAACAGCCTGTTCAAAACAGACAATACAATGAACTAACTACAACTAGATTAGTTGCGTCTCCAACAAACTCAAATCAATACTTTAGCTCAACCGAAGCTTCAACTCTAACATTTAATATCAATCTTTCAACTGAAAAGGATAATATTAGCCCTGCGATTGATGTTGCTGGCTCATCTGCTATTGCAATATCAAACAGAATTATTCGCAAAGTATTAAATAATGCGGTAGATATTTCTGCAGAACTCACACCTTCATCAGGAATATATTCATCATACATAACCAAAAAAGTTACACTTCAAAATACTTCAACTTCAGTAAAAGTTCTTCTAGATGGTATCCGAGCACAGGGACTAAACGGAGAATACTCCGACATTAAAGTATTTGTAAAGATCTACAGTGAAGGAAATCTAGGAGTATTTGATTCCATGAATTATATTGAAGTTCCTGCAGTTTCATACCCAAGATCAACAAATTCTAAAGAATACAAGGCATTTGATTTTGAATTGAAGAACCTACCAGAGTTTAAAGAATTTGCAGTTAAAATCTGCATGGTTAGCGGAGATCAAACTAACATTCCTAAGATTAGAAACTTTAGAGCTATTGCACTTGCTGTATAATATGGATAAACTAATGGTTGATGGGCACCCAGGTCTTTATAGAGATATGAAAAGTGGTGCCATTGTAAATGATAACTCTTATGAGTATGAGTCTTATATGAAACAGTATCAAGCAAGACAACATAAATCATATAGAGTAGATAAAATTGAAGAAGATTTGAATAATCTCAAATCAGAAATTGGTGAAATTAAATCTTTGCTTTTACAATTAAATGGACGAATTACCTCTGGCTAAGCAGTTTGCGCTTCAAAAAATTTATAATGACATCGACACATTGAATGAAGAGCAGGCTAAAAAGATAGCAAAAGACTTTGCTAGATTATATTATACTCATCAGCATGTTGCCATGAATATGCTTCTAAAAAAATAGAAAGAAAAAGGTCTCCTTATAAATACTAGGGAGACCTCTCTATATAAATATTTTTAAATGGCAGCTGTAAAAAATCTGTATATTGACCAGGGCTCTGATTTCAACGCTCAAATTACAATTTATGATGACAACAATGCTCCCTGGGATTTGACTGGATACACTGGTCAAGCTAAAATAAGGAAATCTTATTATAGCACAAATTATGTAAATTTTACAGTATCTTTTCCTGTTATCAGAACTACTGGAACTGTTATTCTTGATTTAACTTCTGCACAAACTTCTTTATTAGAACAAGGCAGATACTTATATGATGTAGTACTTACCAATTCTTCTGGTAAAAAAACTAGAGTTATAGAGGGAATTGTTACTATCAATCCTGGAGTAACATGAAAACAAAAGTAACGGTTTCAAATCAGCCACAAGTAATAACTGTTGCACAAAATGCAGCACAAAAAATATCTTCGTTAAGTGATGTTGATGCTTTAAACGCACAACACGGAGCCCTTTTACAATATGATGCCACTGTTGGGGCTTGGGTTGCTTCTAATATTATAGAACGTAATGGTCTAACCATTAATTGCGGTAACTACTAAACCATCAGGGAAACAGAAATGGCAACTATCATTAAAATTAAAAGATCCTCTGGAACTGGACAACCAAACCTTGGACAAGGTGAATTAGGTTATTCCTGGGGTACAGTGACCTATACCGATGCTCAGAGTGCTACGGTAACATCTTATGGTAAGATGTACCTAGGCACTGGCACTGAGTCTGGAGGTATTGCAGCCAATATTGAAGTTATTGGCGGTAAATACTTCACTGACATGCTAGATCATGGGCATGGAACACTGACTGCCAACTCTGCACTGATTGTAGACTCATCAAAGAGAATTAACGAGTTTTACGTTGATAATTTAGGATTTGATGGGAATACAATTTCCTCAACCAATACTGATGGAGATATTAACCTAGATCCAAACGGTGCTGGAGAAGTAGTAATTCCAGATGATACTTATCTAACATTTGGAACCAGCAAAGATACAAAAATTAAATATGATGAAGCCACTGATGACCGTCTAGAGGTCACAGGTGCAGATTGGAACTTTGCGAATGGCGTTGCAATTAGCATTAGCGATAATACCCCATCATCTTCAACTACAACTGGTGCTCTAACAGTTGCGGGTGGTGTTGGTATTGGAGAAGATCTATATGTTGCAGGTTCTGCATATGTAGGATCACTTGCAGCTCCTTCAGACTTCACCATTTCTGGAGATCTAACTGTCCAGGGTGGAGATATCAATTTAACCCAAGTAGCTACAAATATTAATCTAAAAGATAATACTGTAGATGCTCTTGCAATCAAAGAAGGAACAAACGTTTATCTTGACATTACAACAACTGATAACGCTGAGAAAATTACTCTTGGTAATTCTCTAGCTTCTGTAGATGTTGTAGTTGAAGACAACGTTAGTGGGGCATTTATAGTAGCTCAAGGAGCAAATCAATATATTGCTGTTGATACAACTAACGAAGCAGAGCTACTAGTTTTAGGTAACTCAATAGCTGCAGTAAGAACAGTAGTTCAAGATGCAGATGCAAATGCATATTCTGTAAAAGAAGGTAGGGTGGTGATCTAACAACTAATCAGACTACCTTTAATCTATTAAATGGTACTGCGACAACTGTAAACTTTGCGGGTGCTGCAACCACAATTGAAATTGGTGCCGCAACTGGTACTACCAATATTAATAATAACCTTGATGTTGACGGAGATGTTAACATTGACGGCGGAGACCTAACAGTTTCAACTTCAACCTTCAATCTTGCTACTACAAATGCAACTACAGTAAATGCATTTACCTCTGCTACAACTCTAGAGCTTGGTGCTGCTACTGGAACAACTAACATCAACAATAACCTTGATGTTGATGGAGATGTCAATATTGATGGTGGGGATCTCACAGTATCCACTACAACCTTCAATCTTGCAAACACTAACGCAACCACCGTAAACTTTGCTGGTGCTGCTACTACTATTGAGATTGGTGCTGCTACAGGTACTACCAATATTAATAATAACTTAGATGTTGACGGAGATGTTAACATTGATGGTGGCGATCTAACTGTATCTACCACTACATTTAACTTAGCAAACACAAATGCAACTACAGTAAACGCATTTGGCGCTGCAACAACCATTAATTTCGGTACTGCTGCTACTACAACAGATTTTGGTGATCTAAAAATTAATGGATCTACAATTTATGGAGACACCAATGGTCAAACTATTACCCTTGACCCTTATCCTGCTGGCGGAGATGCTGGTGGTGATGTCATTGTACGAGGCAACTTCAAGGTAACTGGTACAACTACTACTGTAAATTCTACAGTAATGACAGTTAATGATCCTATCTTCACTCTTGGAGATGCGATCAGTGAAAAAGTGTTGACTTCATCTGCTGCAAATGGAGCAACAACTTTAACTTTAGATAATACCACTGGTCTTAATACTGGTGATATTGTCAGTGGTAGTGCTAACATTCCTGCAAATACCACAATCACCGTAACTTCAGGAACTCAAGTTACTATTAGCAATGCTTTAACTGGCGGCATTTCATCTGGCACCGAATTAACTTTCACTCAAGGTGCTGATGATAATATGGACCGTGGTATCGAGTATAGATACTATCGTGATAGTCTAAAAACTGGCTTCTTTGGTTATGACGAGTCTGGAATTAGTGAAGATGTAGTAACATACTATTTTACATACATTCCAGATGCTACTAATAGTGGAAACGTATTTAGTGGAACAAGAGGTAGTGCATACTTCAAGACTGTAAAGCTAGATGATGGTATTACAAATGGTATTCCATTCTTCGATGCATACAAGAGAATTACTACCACTGTTGCTGCAGGAACTGCAGACGCATCAACTTCAAACCAAATTCTAACTGTAAATGGTTCTGGAGTTCCAGTTTGGACCACAACTCTCGATGGAGGGACCTACTAATCATTAATTGGAGAAAATTATGAATCAAGATGAAATTAGCAATTTAATAGGTGTGATGCAAAAGAAAATCAATGAATTGACATCACAAAATATTATGTTTGAGGCTAAAATAATTTACCTCAATAGTGTTATCACTAAAATGACTACAGAATCTTCAGTATCTGATGGAGGAGCTTTTGGCGAAGATTCTCCATCTATCCAAAAAGAAGCTTCCAAAACTAGAAGGTCAGCATAATGGCAAAACCAAGTAGTAGAGTACAATTAAAAGAATATTGTCTTCGTAAACTTGGAAAACCAGTGATTGAAGTCAATGTGGATGATGATCAGATTGAAGATCTGATTGATGATACCATTCAGATTTATAATGAAAGAGCGTATGGTGGTATGGAAAGAATGTACCTCAAGTACAAACTTACTCAAGAAGATGTTGATAATGGAAAGAAAAGAAACTTTACTACTACTCAAACTGATACCAACGATTCTGATAGTTTAAGAACTTTAAACTTTGAAGAAGGAAGAGGATATTTAACTGTTCCAGATCATATTATTGGCGTTCAAGGCATTTTTAAAGTATCAAATGCTTTCGTCAATAATATGTTTGGATTTAGATATCAATTTTTCCTAAATGACTTTTATAATTTTTATTCATATGATATTATGAATTATTACATGGTCTTAACTTATCTTGAGACCTTAGATTTTATGTTGGAAGGAAATAAAGATATCAGATTTAATAAAGTTCAAAATAGACTTTACATAGATTTAGATTGGGGAATGCAAAGTGTTGATGACTTTATTGTTATTGATTGTTATAGAGCATTAGATCCTAACACATTTACTAAATTATATAATGAAATGTGGGTTAAAAAATATTTAACTTCACTTATCAAAAAACAGTGGGGGCAGAACTTATCAAAATTTGAAGGTATTCAAATGCCAGGTGGAGTAACTTTCAATGGTCGTCAATTATATGATGATGCAACAGGAGAATTAGATAAACTATACGAAGAGCTTCTAAGTACATATGAACTGCCTCCACTTGATATGGTAGGATAATGAAAAACGTTTATTTTTCACATGGGACATCATCAGAACAGAGACTCTATGAGGATTTAATCATTGAGTCTCTGAAAATTTATGGTTTTGATGTGTATTATTTGCCAAGAGAATTTTCAGATGATGATAGATTATTCAGAGAAGATCCTCTTGCATTATTTGATGAAAACTACATGATCGAAATGTATGTTTCCAACTATGAGGGATTTACTGGAGAAGGGACTTTATTAACTAAATTTGGAGTACGTATTGCAGAAGAGGCAACATTTATAATTTCAAAGAGAAGATGGGAAGATCTAATTTCATCATCAAATAATTTACTCACCAATGAAAGACCTAATGAAGGTGATGTAATTTATTTTCCACTTACAAATCAACTATTTCAAATTAAATTTGTAGAGCACAATAAGCCATTTAGACAGCTAGGACAGATTGCAACTTATCAACTAGTCTGTGAAGTAATGGAAGATTCCAGTGAAAGATTTGAAACTGGAATTGATGAAATTGATAAAATCAGAAGGGATGAAGGATATTCTATCACATTCAAACTTACAGATGGTCTCAAGCAAATTAATGTTCTCAGTGGAGGAACTGGTTATACTGCGTCTGGAACTACTGTAACTTTTGGTACTGTTAATGGAGCGACTGTTGCTCAAGCTGCTGCTACGGTTTCAGCAGGAGTAATCACAGGGATTAAAATTATTCAACCTGGATCTGGATATAATTCTGTTCCTGCAGTAATTATTGGTGGCGCTGGAAATGGTGCTACTGCACAAGCTGTATTAGCACCAAAAGGAACTTATAAATTTGAAGAAATTGTAACAGGTTCTAGAAGTGGAGCTAAAGGAAAAGTTATAAGGTATGATGTAACAAATAAAGAACTTGAGCTTATAGATATAGTAGGAAAGTTTCAAGACGGAGAAACTCTAGTCGGAGGAACTAGTAATGCAGAGTGGGTAATCAATACCTTTAGCTCTATTGAAAATGAAAATGATGACTTCAACGAAAACAAATGGTTTGAAGATGAAGGTGATAAAATTATCGACTGGTCTGAAAGAAATCCATTCGGTGAATATTCAAATATGGGAGAATTTTAATGTTAGGCACACACTTTTATAACGAATCAATTCGTAAAACAATTATTGGATTTGGCACTTTATTCAATAATATAGAACTTAAAAGAAGAGATAAGGATGGAGTTGTTCAGCAATCCATCAAGGTTCCTTTTGCATACGGACCTACAGAAAAATTTCTAGCTAGAATAGACGCAGAACCAAATCTAGATAAAAGAAGGCCAACTCAAATTCAGTTACCTAGAATTTCATTTGAATTGAAAGGTATTTCATATGATCCTACAAGAAAGTTAGGACCAACTCAGGTATGCAGAACTCCAAAAAATGGAGAGACTGAGATATCTTATTCACATTATATGCCAGTTCCTTATAATCTAGATTTTGAACTTGCTATCATCAGCAAAAATAATGATGATGCTGTTCAAATTTTAGAGCAAATTTTACCTTTCTTTCAACCATATTTTTCAATTACAATTAATATGGTTGCAGAAACAGACGAGAAGAAAGATATTCCAATTTTACTAAACAATGTAACTATTCAAGATGAGTATGAGGGAGATTTTAGAGTCAGAAGAACTATTATTTACACTCTAACATTTACTGCAAAGTCATACATTTACGGACCAGTTACAACATCAGATGTAATTAAGAAGGTCAATGTTGATATTGGAACCGCAATTAATGCCAACAGATATGTTACATATAGTGTAACTCCAAAAGCACTAGAAGATAATAATAATGATGGAATTATTAATGCATTAGATGACGCTCTAGTAGAACCAGACGATGACTTTGGATTTAATGAACTTTGGACTGAATAATTATGTCAACATTCGATAAACTAGATGACGCTTTTAATATTGTCCCTCAAGATGCAGTTTCTGAAGCAGAGATTGTAAAACTTGAGAATGATTCAAAAGATATTGAAAAGGACTATGAATACAGCAGAGGACAATTATACAATTTAATTGAAAAGGGTCAGGAAGCAATTGACGGTATTATGGATGTAGCTAGAAATAGTGATCACCCAAGAGCATACGAAGTTGCATTTCAAGGCATCAAAAATATTGCTGACATGACTGATAAATTAATTGATTTACAGAAAAAAATGAAGACAATTGAAGAAGATATTCCTTCACGAAAGGGTCCATCTACTGTAAATAATACAATGTTTATCGGAAGCACCGCAGAACTTCAAAAGTTTCTAAAGCAATCAAAAATAAATAATACAGAAGAATAGGAGTATCTTAATGTCTGTTTTAAAAGTTGTACAAAATATTGCAGCTGTATCTTGCACGGGGGGAAATGCAGCTCAATCTTCTGCAGTTATTGTAAGAAGTGGAATTTATCGCTTTACTGCTGATGCA